GCGTAAGGGTTGGGAAGCAGTGTCTAGTAACGGCTCTTCTGTACTAGGAAGCAGTCGTGGCATAGAGACTATGTACGAGTTTATTGATAACTCTGGTGACAAGGTTGTGTTGTCAGCGGGTAACAATAAAGTATTCAAAGGCACTTCAACCTTAACAGACATTACACCTAGTAGCTATACACCATCAGCTAACAACTGGAAAGTAGTGACATTGAACAACCATGTCTACATGTTTCAGAGAGGACATGAGCCTCTGATAGGCACAGACGAGTCAGGCTCTTTTGTTTTAGAAACTATGTCAGGCCACAGTCATAGCACAGGTACTGCTCCACAGGGCAACGAAGTCCTAGCAGCCTATGGTAAGTTATTTGTAGCAGACGTTATAGGTAACAAGCACACTGTCTACTGGTCTGATACGTTAAACGGTCATGCTTGGTCAGGAGGTGCTACAGGCTCGTTAGATGTAACTCTAGTATGGCCTACAGGCTTTGACGAGATAACGGCTCTAGCGGCTCACAATGGCTTCCTAATCATCTTTGGTAAGAAGTCTATACTTGTGTACTCAGGTGCATCCTCTCCTGCCTCTATGACGCTTACAGACACCATAGAAGGCGTTGGCTGTATAGCTCGTGACTCAGTACAGCACACAGGCACTGATATACTGTTCTTGTCTGAGACAGGTGTACGTAGCTTTGGTAGGACTATACAAGAGAAGTCTATGCCTATGCGTGACATCAGCAAGAATGTACGTACTGACTTGTTAAACTTAATACCGCTACAGACTAACCCTATCAAGTCTCTGTACAGTTCTGAAGAGGCTTTCTACCTACTGACGTTACCAGACAGCAACACTGTGTACTGCTTTGATATGCGACAGTCTCTGCCTGATGGGTCACAACGGGCTACAACATGGTCAGGAATGTATCCTCTGTCGTTTGCTGTGTTGGAAGGTGGTGAGATATACATTGGCATCTCTAGCGGCATAGTTAAGTACAAGGGCTACATGGACGGTGCTGTTAAGTACGAGATGAGATACTTTAGTAACCCTATGGACTTTGGTAACACTTCCAACCTAAAGTTTTTAAAGAAGTTTAACATGACCATCATTGGTGGACAAAACACACCTACTACATTGAACTGGGGCTATGACTATACAGCGAATTATACTAAACAAGCGTTTACATTCGGCTCTAGCAACATTGGCGAGTACGGTGTTTCTGAGTATAACACTACAGCAGAGTACACCTCTTCTATTTTAATCAACACACCAAAGGTTAACACTAGCGGTAGTGGTGAGGTAGTAACCATTGGTATTGAAGCAGAGGTTAATGGTGCTGCTTTTTCTATTCAAAAAATTGACATACACGCTCTACTAGGGAGACTTATCTAATGTCTAATTACACTAAGACAACTAACTTTGCTACAAAGGATTCTCTCCCTTCAGGCAATGCTGCTAAGATTGTGAGAGGTACAGAGATCGACACTGAGTTTAACAACATTGCCACTGCCAGTGCTACTAAAGCTGACACTGCTAGTCCTACTTTCACAGGTACTGTAACAGCCGCTACCGTGAACGTCACAGGTACATTAACGGCTGACACAATTACTGGAGGGTCGTACTAATGGCTGTTAATTACAATCAATTAAGAATAGACACGCCTGAAACTAGAGCAGCGTTGGAACAAGAATACGCCAACAGGCCTCGACCAACAGTAACATCGCAGTCAACTTTTGGTTCTGCTTTTGGAAGTACAGGGACTACTCCTAACTATAACCCTGTTCCTAATGTACTTACAAACACTAGCCCTAATCCTGTAGACGCTTCTTTTGCAGCATCAAACGCAGTGAACAACATGGCTCCTACTTCTACTTCTGGTTTTGATTTAGGCGGCTTGCTACGAGCAGGTGGTGAGTTTTACTTAGGACAAGAAAACATTGCGGGGGCGCAACAGTTAGGCCGTGAGGCTCAACAAGCTGCTCAAGTTTTAGGTGAGCAAGCAGTAGCAGGTACAGAGTTTAGACCATACACTGTTACCAGTGACTTGGCTAATGTGACTACCACGCCTGAAGGTGGCTTCGCTATTGGTTTATCTCCAGAGCAACAAGCTGCACAACAGCAACTACAGCAACAAGCTACAGGATTGTTTGGTCAGGTAGGTGTAGACCCTGCTACAGCACAAGCACAGCTATTTGAGCAGATGAGAGCCGTACAGCGTCCTGAAGAGGAACGTCAGCGTCTAGCATTGGAAGAGCGTCTGCTATCACAAGGGCGTCTAGGGCTGTCCTCTGCCGCCTACGGTGGTGCTTCCCCTGAGTTACTAGCTCAAGAGACTGCACGACAGGAAGCTATGGCTCGTGCTAACTTAGCCGCTAGACAGCAGTCACAGGCAGAGCAGTTACAAGCAGGTCAGCTAGGCGGTATGCTACAGGCCGCAGGTTATCAGCCACAAGCTCAAGCATTAGGGTTATTGACAGCTAGTCAAGTTCCCGCAGGGTTTGCTGACATTGGCCGCAGAACTGGTACAGAGTTGGCTACACAGATGGGCTTGGGTGGACTAGAGTCTAGACTACAGGCTGAAGACTTAGCTAATCGTTTACAACTACAGCAAGGTGCTTCTATATTAGATTCGTTGTTAGGTAGAGAAGCTACTATGCAAGAGCAGCTTATTAATAGAATACTTGATAAAGACGCACCTGCGCTAGAAGGCGTTGAAGGACTTTTAACTGGGATTGTTGGCGATCTACAAGGAAGCCTACCTAGTTGGTTAGGAGGAAGAAACTAATGGCTAGACAAGATATTGCAGGACTCCTTACGGGAATCTCAAGTCAACGTCCTGACCCTATGGGCATGGGCGGCAATGCAGCACAACAGCGATTAGCCTTTGGCGCACAACGAGCAGAGGGTATGCGTAGAGGTTTAATGGGAGCAATGGGTAAAGACCCACGCTCTACTGCTGAACAACTACAGATGGCTATGGCTCAGTTAGACCTGAGTAATCCTGATGATCTGCGTAAGGTTGCGCAGTTACAACAGGCTACTGGTGATTTAACAGGGGCAGCTAAGACTGCGGCTGCTATACGTGAGTTGTCAGTAGAGGGAAACACAAGGACAGCAATAGCAGAGGCTTTAGTTAAATTAGGTGATCCTGATAATGCTCAGAGAGTGATGGATAAGACACTTCCTTTAGCGCAAGGACAACAAATAGTTATGGCCTTAGAGCGTGACGCTAGGGACTTAGAAGCTAAAAGACTTAAAGCAGAAGCTCAACTACCTGCTACTATTAAAACACAAAGAAGATTATTACAAGGTCAAGGCGTTCCTGATGACCACCCTATCTATGCTGAAGTAGAAGCAGGAGATTATGGAGAGAGTACCACTACAGAGTTTAACACCATAGCCAAGTCTCTTGTTCCTGACCCTAACGTAACACGAGACAGTTCTACAAAATATGTGTTACCTTCTGGTGTAACAGTATGGGCTGCTGAAACTAAAATAGGTAAACAACCGAAACAACTTATGTACCCTTCAGGTGTAAACGCTGACGGAAGTACAAAGTACACTGCTCTACCTACAGACGCTAAAAAATACACAGATGAAACTAAAGCAGGAGTAACAATCACTAGACAAGATTCTGAAGATGCGCGGTTTCAATTACTGAATGCAGGTAATCGTGCAGGTTATGATAACTCTGCCTTTAATAACTTAACGCCTTACGAACAAGAGCAGTTAATTGATGATGTCGCTGCAAGAACAAATGAAATAGTAAAAAAGGATGGACTCAACGAACCTGAAGCTAGAAAACAAGCTGTTCAAGAACTGTATATTAACAGGATTGAAGAAACTCCCAAAGAGGAACGTAGTATTTTGAAGGGAGATATTTATCGTTTAAAACCTGCCCCTGAAAGTAAGGGAGGTTTAGACCCTGAAGAAACTGCGGCAGGAGTAGCTGCGGGTACTCAACAGCCTTTAGGAGAAGGAGAGGTAGTTGAAGGAACTATCATAGCGGACAGACAAGGTAATAGAAAAATTTTACGTAACGGACAATGGGTGTCTCTATAATGAAAGTACCTGAAGGTTTTACAGTTGTTGAAACTCCTGTTTCTAAGTCTTCTATTGTACCTGAAGGTTTTACAGTTGTTGAAACCCCTACAGAAGCAACTCCATATGTCACAGAGGAAGGTAGTCAACGTCCTTTGGAGTTTGCGCCTTTCTTAATGCTTGAACCTTTACGTAGACTAGGTGATTGGATAGGCGTTACGGATACTCCAGACTACAGGGAAACTCCGTCAGGTGAAAGGATTACCCGCATAGACGAGATGGCTGCTGCTTGGGATCAAGGGTCTGCTGATATAGGTCGCTTGAGCAGAGCAACTGAAGCCTTTGCGCCTACTTCTGTGTGGGTAGACGCTGAAGATAACATACTAGGGCCAGTAGATTCTCCTAGCTCCACAGCTTACGGCACTTTAGAAGGTGCTAGGTTGATGCACCCTCGTGAAAGGTTTGGTGATGCCTTCATGGACACCATGTCCTATCAAGAAAGAATACAACATATAGAAAAACTAAGAGTTTCTGAGGCGCAGGAAAGACATGCTGATACTTTAGCTGTTCAATCTCAAATAGGTAAAGATGTTACATCAGACACTATAGGTAGTGTAGGTGCTGAATTAGGCTCACTCACTACTGCAATACCTATTGGCCGCGCTCTTACAACTATGGTAGGTAGTGGAGCAGCTATCTCTGGTTCTTCTGAACTAACGAGACAGATAACTTCAGGAGATTATGACGTAAAAACGTTAGGCCTTCACACAGCAGCAGGGGCTTTACTTACGCCTCCTTTAGCTGCACCAATAAGAACCACTAAAGCTGTGGCAGAGAAAACCAAAAACACAGTCAACTACGTAACAAATAAAACCAAAGCTATTGCTTCTAAAACAGGATCTACTAAAGCTGCTAACTCTGTTGTTGCTAAAATGAATGATAAGATAGCTGACAAAGTTGTGGCTAATGTTCCTGAAGAAGAGATAATACCTACTGTTTTAAAAGAGATGGGTCTAAAGAACAAGGACGCTTTAGTAGTTTATAATAATTCTACTTTAGGCGCACCTGTAATACCTACGTTAGATGACGCTGCTAAAGTAGTAGCTGCTCGTAATAATCCTTTAGCTTCCACTACTATGATAGGTAAGGCTTGGGATGAGCTTGCGGCTCCCTTACAGCAGGTTATTAAATTAAACAGTCAACGTGTTGGTAACTTAATGCGTGAGTATGAATTTAGATCAGCAGTAAATACGGCTAATACTCAAACTAAGACTCAACCTTTTTTACAATACACTACAAGATTAATTAAGAAAGAAAAGAATCCAGAGATTAAAGCTAAGTATCTTGACTTTCAAGACGCTTTAAATAACGGTCAGTTTAAGACAGCACTTAAGATAGCGGATGAAAACTTCCCTGAATTGACTAAGCAGTTTAAAATTAAAAACGCACAAGGTGTAGAAAAGAATGGCCCAATAGTTGAACTTCTTGATGACATCCACAAGAGAGCATTAGCTTCTGGTATGAAGATAGGAAGGAGAGTCAACTTTTTCCCCCGTGTGATTAAAGACCTGCAAGGTATCCAAGAAGCGGTAGGCACTGCGGGAGTGTCCGTAGCAGATAGGGCATTAGCAAAGATCGCTAAGAAGAAAGGGGTAGAAGTAAATGAGCTTGATGATAGTGTAGTATCAGATGTCTACAATCGTATCCTAGCGGGTAGTAAAACAGGACTACCTACTAAAAGAACAGAGGCTTCTCGTACTATCCAAGAAGTAACCCCCAAGCTGCGAGAGTTTTATCACGATGCTCCTACAGCTTTGACTATCTATACTCAACGAATGGAGAGAGAGATAGCTAAACGTCAGTTCTTTAACCAACAGAACTCTTTAAAGAAGGTTAAAGGTACAGACACTGTAGACTTAAGTGAAAGCATTGGCGAGATGTTAGCTCAGATGAGAGCAAAGGGTGAACTCAACCATACACAAGAAGATAACTTAAGGGCTTTACTTACTGCTCGTTTTGACGGTGGCGAAAGAGCCATGAACAGGACACTAGCTTCTGTTAGAGATATACAAAACATGGCACTGCTTGCTAACTTTAGATCAGCCTTAATACAGTTAGCTGACGTAGGTAGTTCTGTATATGTCAACGGCTTAGGAAATACAATCAAAGAAATAGCGACAGGAATAAAAGGCTCTAGGGTTAAACCAGAAGATTTAGGTCTGCTGAACCGTACCTCTATAGAGTTTGGCAACGTGGATGGTTTCAGTAAGGCTCTTGATGCGACCATGAAAGGATCTCTATTTACTAAGATTGATAGAAGCGGTAAGCGTATCTTCATTAATTCTTCCTATAATAAATATCAAAAACTAGCTGAAAAGAACCCTTCTGCTTTTATAAAGAAATGGGATGAAGTGTTTGGAGACGAGACTGTTAAACTGATGGAGTCTCTGAAGAAAGGTGAGGTAAATGACAACGTAAAGCTCATGCTTTGGAACGAGTTGTCGGAAGTTCAGCCTATCTCTTTATCAGAGATGCCTAAAGCCTACTTAGAGGTTCCTAACGGGCGTATTTTTTACGCTATGAAATCTTACATGCTTAAGCAGTTAGGCTTAGTTAGAAAAGATATTGTCAATGAATACAGGAAAGGGAACAAACAAGAGGCTTTAGTCAACGCTACTCGTTATGCTTTAATCATGGGTACAGCTAACGCTACTGTACAAGACGTAAGAAACTACGTTAAGTCAGGCTTTGATACAGAAGGTATGGCTGTAGATTTTACAGACGCTTCTACATTTGCAGACACAGCTTCAGACGCTTGGGTACAGGCACTTATGGATATTGTATTCTTAAGTAAGTACCAAAGGGAACGTCACTTAGCAAACGGAGAGTATGGTGAATTTATAAAATCTCAACTAACTCCTGCAAGTTTAGGTTTGGTTGATATGGTAGGTAAAGCAGCTATGGAACTAGCTGACGATGAAGAACAAGACTACGATGCGGTTAAAAAGGTAGTAACTAAACTTCCTATTGTTGGTCAAGACATATACACCTTTATGTTAGGCGGTGCTGAAAAGACTATAGAAAAGAAAAGAGAACAAGAAGCACAGCAAAGAAGGAAAGAGCGTTTGAAAAGAGCGATGCAATAAAAAAGGGGGCATTACGCCCCCAAGTTGTAACATGTTATATCTAAACTATCTCACATGCACCACCTACACACGCTAACTCCTGACTCCCTGTCGTGTTATCCTCTTTCTCAAAGTGTTCCAGATCATCCCAGTTCACCCCCTCTGGCATAGCCGCAAGTAACTCCTCATACTTCTCAGCGTCTATGTCCTCATACGGAGCTTGTTGATATACATGATCGCTATACGGCAACAGACTAATACCACTACACAGATCAAAGTTATTCCATATCCACTGTGCAACTTCCAAGAACTCATCGTCTGTGTAGTAAACAGTAATGCTTGGTTTATGCTCACACCAGAATTCTTGGTACTTCTTCCATAGCCTCAGTTGTTGCAGAGCATCAATATCATTAACCTTAATACTTTCTTCAGGTGCTTTGATGGGGAAGCTGAACACCAGTGACGCTTGGCTCATCAAGTCTTGCTCTACTGGGAATCCTGTTGTTTGCATAAACTGTGCAAGCGGGTCTTTCTTGTCGCTACGTACTCTGCGAATGTAATGCTCAGAGAAGCGAGGATGGATACCACTAGCACTATCGACAAGCTGAGATACTGTACCGCTAGGCTTAACACAAGTAATAGCCGCAGACTGATTAATTCCAAGTTTAGTAGCCCACTTCTCATTAGTCTTAATAGCAACGTCACGTATCTGTTCAAGCCACTTCTCCAAGTCAGGTGAGTTTTTACCTAATAAGTAGTGATCCATAATCCCTGTCATGCTCACGCCTAGCAGTGCTTCCTCTTCCGTATTTCTCTTCCATACATTCCGTAAGTACCGGAAGTCTGTCAGCGTAGCCTGTAGTGTACCAATGATAGCCGCCACTTCACACTTTCTTTTTAACGAAGCTAGATCATCATCAGGACGTACTACAATCTCTGACAAGTTACAGAACTGATTACTGCGTAGGATAATCTCAGAGCATGGGTTAGTACCGAAGTCCTGCTCAGGGTCACGCCTACCGTTACGTCCTGCAATCTTCTGTGCCGCTACTCGACTGAAGATACCACGCTCTCCTGCCTTAGACTCGTACATGTTCTGCATCTCTGCAAGGAATGACTCAAAGTCTGGCTTCTCAGTGTACGCTACGCTGTTGTTAGCAAGCCTACGCTGCCCTTCTGTGTCCCACCAGTTGCCGTTCTTAGCCTTAGCCATACGTGGATCTGACAGGTTAGACAGGCTAATCAGGGCTGACCTACGCACACCACCAACAACTACGATGTCAGCAATCTTACAGCATACATCATGGCACTCAATGGATGTCAGCTTGCGACCTGCGGCCTTCTGGAAGATACCTACGCAGAAGTGGAACAAATCATCAAGAGGCTCTGGCCCACTGGCTCGACCACCGAATGTCTTGAGTCTAGCACCTGACTCCCGTACCTTACTCATGTCCCACTTGGGTATCTTCCCTGCGTACAGTAGACTGATAAGCTCACGGAATGCAGATGCCCAACCTATCTTGCTGTCAGACACAACGATCACACTGTCAGTCTTGTGGAATGTCTCAGCCACTACAGGTAGCTTGTTGATGAAGTTACGTTCAACACTAAAGCCTACACCTGTGCCGCACATCAGTACATACATAAGCTCGTCAAAGCTACGTGGTGAATCAATGTGTAGGTAGCTACAGTTAAACCCTGCTACGTTGTCCTTGTTCAGTGCCTCACCTGCTGTCATCATACAGCGCATACTAGGCATGACCTCTAGGTTAAAGATAGCATTGAATAACTTAAGTGCTTCCTTATCGTTTATCTGTCCACGGTCTTTCCAGAAGTCTACGTATCTGTTGACTGTCTCATCCCAACGCTCTCGTCTGCCCTGCTCTGGTAGCCAACGTGCGTACCTACTCTTGTGTATAAACTGTTGATACTGATCCACTAGTTGTTCTCCTCTGTCACTATTGCTGTTAGTTTGGTTAAGTACCAACCTGCCTTCTGTAAGTCCTGTACCTGCTTACCCTTGTAGTCGTAACGCCACAGGTACTTCATGCAGTTGCCCTTGAGATAGCCTTTGAATGCAACACTGGACATGGACTCCTCTATTGCATCAATACATTCTATGTTACCTGTATTGTAATGGCTTGGGTTGTTTACTGGGTCTAACTCTTTAGCTTCTTCCTCAGCCAACTGTTGCCACTTCTCTAGCCCTGTCTTTATTGTCGTCTCTTTGTAGTCCTTGGTCACTCTGTCCCACTCTGCGGGGCTTACGTCATTCAGTCTCATCGTCAAAGTCCTCTGCTATTCTGTCAAAGTTTCTAATTATCCTACGTTCAAATGCCTCTACTAAATCGTATGTCGTGATTGATAATAATTCACAAGTCAACTCTTCATCCAGATGCAATACTAATTTCTCTTTAAGCTCCTCTAGTGTCATAGCCATTATACTTTCTTCCTTTTAATATAACGTGTTAGTTCTTTGGCAGTCTCAATGGTGAAGTGTTTGAATCCTTCTTTGTCACACCACTCTCCCATTGTTATCTTGCCACCCTTACGTACCTTCTTGCTAGGGTTTGACAACACAAAGACTAACTCCCACTCTGGCATTGAGTCTCGTATGGCGGTATACTTCTGAGTATCCCCGACCCTAAAGAAACCTTTGCACTCTATCAGTATTGCCTTATCCTCGTGAACAAAGTCCGGTAGGTACTTCTTGTGTACTGTGTAAGGTAAATCATAAGGCTCAAACTTGTACTGTCCGTCTAGCTTCTCTGATAAATCCTTCTCAAGTCCTGATCTAAAAGCCCGTTTCATCTAGCGTGATCTCCTCTACTCTTGGTTCATTAACTACATCAACTAAGAACTTAGGGCCAAATGAATACTTGAACACCCTCATGTTAGGATAGCAATGCTCTTTAAACTGACAGTAAGAACAGCCTATCGCTAACTTCATGTTGCCTGACTTGCCATCAGGTACTGGATCATAACAATACTCAGTTGGCTCATCTCCCTCAACAAGCTGCTTGATGTGCTTGACCCTAGCAACAATAGGCTCCTTGAGTTTCTCACTGTCTGTGTTCTCAAGGTCATACTTAAGATAAGTCAAGTGACCGTTGGCTTTATCCATAGTCAGCCAACCTACCTGTGTCTCACCACAATCGTGGGCGTAGGCTTTGATCTGATCTATGTAACCAAAGGAATCATCATCAACTAGGCTACCATCCTTGAACTTCTTAAACCCAAAGCTACTGGCAGACTTAACGTCAGTCACTACGCCATCTATCTTGCAGTCCATGTGACCAACTACACCTTCTACCTTGCACACCTTCTGCTCGTCAGTAACTGTATGTCCTGCCATGCGAGTCAAGAACAACAGCATCTCCTCAATCAAGTGACCGTACATAAACTTGATGTAGGTATGTGGTAGCAGCTTCTCTCCATCCGTACCGTTAAAGTGATTCCAAAGATAGCGGTCAGTGCGGCCAATGTTCGACAAGCGTAGCTTGCGGTTATCCTCTCGCTTCTTCCGACCAAACTCAGTACGCATCAGTGCCTTGACGCCTTCACCAAACTTCTCTATCTCTGCCTCCACATCTACAGATGGGTCAGCGTCCTTGCTTTCCATCAATGCGTAGATGTCCTGTACTACAGTGTCCGTTGTCTTTTCTTCTATGCCCTCAGCCATACACCATCTCCTAAATAAACATCACCAAAGTCATCAGCCGCATCACATAAGTCATTAAGCATCATAGCGGAACCGTGTAGCTCAGAATGTATAGCGTCTATTGCTTCCATTGCCTCTTCTGTACTACACTCAAACCACTCGTTCTTGTGTTTAAAACGCTTACGTAGATAATCATGTACCATGCTCTCTGCTACTCTCCTATCTCCAAAGTCTTCATAGTCAAATAACTCATAATCTCTTTCGGGGCTTGATGTTTGATAGTTATTTAGCCTATCTCCTGCGTCTACTGCCATACCTACCTTGACCCAACCTTCCCATGCAGGGTTAGTTATGATGTACACCTGACCTTCTGGATTAGACTTGTAGTTCTCTAGGGAACTAAAGGCCGCATCCTCAAACCCTTTGTACCTTCCTGCTTTGTACAAAGGATGTGTCTTAGGTACGTATTTACCGTTGACATACATTCTTCTAGGGCCATTCTGTTTATTATGCTTGCCGTTAAAACAACCTTTGCACATCTTCTGGCCTCTTTCAGCCATGGAAGGCGCCCAGTTATCTCCTGCAATTAATGACACACCGCAGGAGTAACAAGAGGCTTCAGTGTGTGTCTGCCCAACTGTTTCCGACTTTGTAATCTCCTGTAAGTGGACAGTTGAGTTTGTAGTGGAGTCCTGCGGCTTCAATACAACTGACTGCCAACCGTCCGAAAACCTCTGATTTCTCTTGCTCGACCTCTGTCTGGATTTCATCATGTATGTTTCCTATAATGTTAAACTTTATGCCCCAGAGTGTAGCGTATTCATGCAACAAACATAGGGCTTTCTTCATCACTACGGCTCCTGCTGACTGCAATAGACTGTTCAATGCAGCGTGTTCGGATCGTATTGACACCCGTCTTCTATCCAAGCCAAGAACATAGCCTCTTGTAGCCGCCACTCCAACTCGCTCTCGTAAGTCTCTAAGAGATGGCGTATTTGCGAGGAACTTTTCCTTAAGTCTTCTGCCGTCCTTTGCAGTTCCTCCAACGATACTTCCGACCTTGGCGTCTCCTGCTCCATAAAGGAAAGCGTATATAAAAGTCTTTGCTTGATCTCTAGTGTCAACGCCCGAAGCCAACTGGTTTGCCGTGTGTATATCTCCATTGAGAATTTCATTAGTGTAGTCCTCGTCATTCATGTAATGGGCAAGCATACGCAACTCTAAACCACTAGCGTCACAGCCCACAAGTTTATATCCCTCCGGTACTGTCCACACATCACGACACTCTCTGCCATAGGGTGAATAGACTGCCGGTACTTGACCCATGTTGGGACTAGAGTGCGTCATACGGCCTGTCACAGCACCACACGCATTGACGTACCCATGTACTCTACCATCGTCCTCGACTGCATCTAACCAACTCTGAACCTGTGCTACACGCTTCTGTATCATCAGGTACTCGCCAATCAGGGATGCCTCCGGTATACCTTGCACCTTACTTAGCACTGCCTCGTCTACGATAGGCTGTCCTGTCTCAGTGAACTGCTTGGGCTTCCACCCAAAGTATTGTAGGTATCGTCCTATCTGCTGTCGAGAACCCAAGTTAAACACAGGGTAGTCTATACGGCTGAAGGGAGCGACTGCGGTAGTCCATTGATCGCCTAGAAATTTAAGCCCAACAACCGAATACGTACCATCTTTCTTAGTCTTGGGGGTAATCTCTTTGACAAATGTTGGTAACGGTTTGAAAGTCTGTAACACTTCATCTTCAAGTTCATACTTCTTCTCCTTTAGTTCTGCTAATAATAAGAACGCTTTCTCTTGGTCTAGCGTCCATCCTGTTTTAATCTGTCCACATATAATATCTTGTACTCTATGCTCAAGCTCGATGCTTTCGCTTCCAAAACCAGTAAGCTCAGTGAGGAGTTTCTGGTACACCAGTTTATTAACTCGCACATCTTGGCGACAGTAGTCCACCATATCCTGCGAAAAATTATCCCAATCATTATGTTCTCCTTTTGGTTGTCCTAATACAGTACCCCAGTTATCTAGCGAGTGACCGCCTTCACGCTGTGGGTTAGCTAACCGTGACATGACTAGCGTATCTGTGACTTTACATTTGCTGAAGTCTGTGCCTAGTATCTTCTCAAGAACAGGTATGTCATAGTCAATTATGTTGTGACCTATGATCTCGCACTCTCCTTGATCTAGTAACCACTGATTGAAATCGTACAAAGTAAAACCAGAGAACTCAAAGTATTCCTCCAACCCCATGTGATAGGCAATGATTACCCACACTCTGTCGGGCTTCAAGCCATTAGCTTCAATGTCGAATACAATCTTATCCACTACTAGAACTCCGCTTTATCGTCAGGTACTGGACAGTTAGTCTCAATCATACGCCCAGACTCCTTGTCATAATACAGGTAACAAGCAGGGCCAGTGAGTCCAACAAACCTATTCTTCAGCACACGTACACAGGTGGTGTTACGTATCTCAGGGTCAGCGTGTTGCTGATCTCGCTCTAACCCCAGAACTATGTCGCTAAGTTGCGCGATTGCCGCTGATCCTCTGAGTTCTCCCAAAGAAATCTTACCGCCATCCTCGTGCGCCTTAGCACCGCTTGGTCTACGTAGGTGAGACACAAGGAACAACCCTACGCCTGTCTCCTGAACTAGCTTACGGAGATTGGTCATGATGCTGTCGATAGCCTTACGCTCGTCACCTGTCTCTTGGTCTGACACTACGATGCTGAGATGGTCAAGGATAATCCACTTGCAGTCTAGTCCTTTAGCCATGTAGCGTATGCGTCCTAGCAAGTTATCCTCATTGGTACTGCCCCAGTGGTCAAACATAAAGATACGTCCTGACCCTAACGTGTTGTCCCAGTATCCCTTCTTCTCTTCCTGAGAGACAGACTTGTCCAAGTGTAGCTGCTTGTTAGCCTCAATAGACATAATGCCTAATGCTGTCTTGGGGATATCCTCCTCCAAGGCAAGGATACCTATGTTATCTTCCGTAGCTCCTAGCAGGTAATGCTCAAGCTCCCTGACAATCTGTGATTTACCCATGCCTGAACCTGAAGTAATAGTCACTAGCTCCTGCTTACGGAATCCATGTGTGTACTCATTGAGACACGCCCAAGGGTAGTCAATGGACTTGACATCAGACTGCTTGATGATCATGTCCCATGTCTCATTACCCGCAACGATACCATCAGGGCGATATGACTTAGCGTTCCACCACTCCTTAACAAAGTCCTGCACCTTACGTGCCTTGAGCATATCACCTGCATCCTTCATGGATAGCTCAAGATTCTTTGCCTTGTTGGGGGTGAACAGATCAAGCACCGAACGTGCCGCCTCCTGTCCTGCCTTGTCACTGTCGAAACAGATGACCACATTATCAAAAGTTTCTAGCCACTCAAGGTTTGCTTTGATGTCTTTGCTTGCTCCTGCCGCACCTGATCTGATGGATACGACTGGCCACTTCCCGTCAAACATCTCGTTGACTGCCAGTGCATCAGCCTCGCCCTCTGTGATCGTAATGTATTTACCGCCACTCTTGAACGCCTGTTGACCAAACAACCCCGCATTATCAAAGCCTCCTGTTGCATAAAAGTTTTTAGTTTCTACTGCTCGTACCTTAGTACCTATCACCGCACCTGTATCCTTGTCATGGTACGGGTAGTGATGCTTGACAATCTGCCCATCAGTGCCGTACTCAACTGTAACACCATAGCGTTTTGCTGTGGCTTCATTGATACGTCTATCAGGGATTGCCGCTACTACTCCTGTCATCTCTAACGACCTCTTAGGTTTCTGTTGAATGCTTATAACCTGACCGTCACCTCTCTCGTAATGTGAACAGCCGCCTGAGAAACAGACGGCATGCCCATCAGAGTATCTAGCCAAGTTATCCTTAGAGCCACACGCAGGGCATGGCTCATGTCGGACAAAGGTAGATTCAACTGCCATTAAAAGTCCTCGCCTCCTTCCTGCTCTGCAACCTCCAGAACCTTGACCTTATTCAGGTAGGTAGACGTTCCATGTACAGGGTGGGGCTGACCTTCTGCCCACAACAAACGTACCTTGGAGCCACGGCCAATGCGTCCTGCAAAGGGATTGCCATCAGCGTCTAAGACAGGCACATCATACTTGGTGCTGAACTTACGCTGTTTAGTACCCTCGTACTCACGTAGCTTGACACCCATACCTGCTAACTGCTCTGCGGTTTGATCGTCTAAGCTAATGACAACTGAATACTTGCCGGTACTTTGACCCTGAAAAATCTCATGTTCGTTCAGGTTTTCAAATGCTAATATACCTTCTATTACTGCCATAGTTACTGCCTCTTGCTATTTAAAGTTATGACACTAAACGTGCCGCTTTGGTTACTACCTAGTATACCTAAGTATACTTTGATAATTCTTTTAAGTTTTCCTTTACTGTATTTATATATTATAACCCAGTTACTTAGTAAGGTCAAGCCCCTTGTTAGTATAGTATGACCAGTCTAAGCTATTTGGTCACGTTTAGTTATTGACTTTTGACGATAAGTATGATACAATATATAGTATTCTTTAAATAATAACTTAAAGGATAATCATTAAAGTATAATCTTAAAGTCTTACTTATGTTTACTTGTGTATACATAAGCCCTTCCTTAAAGGCCGAACGTAGCCGACACTGCTAGTAGGTCTTTTTCTATTATCTTGTCGGAGATAACTTATGAAAACCTGTATTAAATGTAACATATCTAAACCTCTTACTGAGTTTACGCACTATCACTGTCCTACTCGTAAGGCTTCAATTCCCAAGCCAAGATGTAAACCCTGCACTAACACTTATCAAAGAGAACGTCACGCTAAAGGGTTAAATACAAAAGCCTGTCCTCTTATTAAAAGAGAGAGGGATCTCAAGCGTAAGTATAACATAACAACAGATGACTACAATCAGATGATGGCAGAACAGAACAACGCTTGCCTTATCTGTGAATCTCCTGCTACCTCTCCTACCTCTCTGTTTGTTGACCATAACCACGACACAGGAGAAGTCAGAGGTTTGTTGTGTCATCATTGTAACACTGCTCTAGGTCTTTTTAAAGACAGCCCCCAGTTACTTAAGAAGGCTGTCTATTATCTTGAAGATAAAGGCGATTACTCCACCCTCAACGAGTCAATATCCTCAGTCTCCGAAACTAAACCCGTGTAAAGATAATTAAGCGTGTCGCTACTTTCCATTAATGCTTCATTAGAGTGGGCGGCACAGACGTTACATAGGTCAAGATGTAGTCCTGTTAAATGGTCAATCTTTTTTAGTTCGTATTCGTTTAATATAACATCGCAACTTTTACATCTACTCATTAGGGAATACCTCGCTGTACTTTTGCACCATGTCGGTGTATGAATTACTATAATACTCGTCACGCATCTGCTTAGTGACTCGCTGTGTCAGTTCAGATAATGTCATACAGTATACCTGATACTCAATCAACTCGTCAACCATTACATGTGCTTGTGGTTCTATCCAATCACTAGGCTCATAGTCATAGCCTAGCAGTTCCTCTTTGATTTTACTCATACCTCTACCTCCTCGTACACGCGACCATAGCTGACCAAGATGAAGGGCAAGTGTAGCAGTACGCCTTCAAAGGGCATGGCCTCAGTGTTGTCCGTGTCCTTGTTATAGACCCAGACGGCACGGCTGTCAGCAAACTCAAGGTACAATCCGCAACCGTTGATCAGCTCTATACTTAACATTCTACCAAATATCATCATACTATTCTTCTCCTAAAGTTTTATCCACAGTAAACAAACGCAAGTACTTATCGCCCTCACAATAACGGTATCCATTATCTAGCTCAACAGTAGGATATATAGAGCAATGTACAGCCCCTTCTCTGGACGGGTAGTCATAGCCTATACCCTCGTCCCAACAGTTGATGTCAAAGAACTTATCGCCTACCTGAATCTCAGTCCATGTCTCCTCGCCATGACCTATGTTGTCGTAGAATTCATCAAAGATTTCCAGTGCTTGCTTGTTGGCCTCCTTAAGCTCCTCGTCAGTGATCCACAGCTCCGTACTACAGGAGTTTAGCACACGTAACTTGCTCTTGTCCTTATCTTTTAACATCTTGATAGGGAATCTAATCTCCACACTACAAGGGTCTGCGTCCATGACATGCCAATCCTTAGACGGACATGTCTCTAGCCAATCAAAAAATTCTTTATCAGTCATAACTATTATCCTCGCGCATTGCGCTTTTGTTTTCCTGTCGCACTCGTTTGTTGTGCTTGCGTTTGATCTTCTTTACTTCACCACTACGCCATTGTAGCAGGGTACGAGAGGCGCGAGAGAATGCATCGTACTCGTCGCCCCCTTTTAGCTTGATACGTTTAGTCATCTAATCTCCCTAGTCTATCTGCGTCTGCCATTAAATCCGCAATGGCCTCGTCAATCTCCCATTGTTCCATTGGTGCATAATCATCTGCATCCGGCAAGTCCAAGCCGTGTGGCTCATCACCGTGCAACCAATCCTCACAACTACCGTTCCAAATCCTACCCATAATATATACTCCTAGTTAAACAAAGTGGACAAGGGATTAGCTAACATAAAGAAAAACCCAAGCCATATTAAATAAGTTAATGATGCGATGGTACACCATCCAAACACATCTGTAAAGAACTTTATACGATACTCTCGCTTTTGTTCAGCCACTAGCTGCTTACGTCTTGCGCTATTCATTAGTTAAGCCCTCCAATCTGGTGTTATTGTGTCGATAGTGTAGCCTAACTGCTCTATCAACTCAAGCGTTTGTTCGGTCAAGGTCTTACACCCTGACAGCCTCGCGAATGTCTCAGCGTTGTTACAGGCCGGATAGATAACCTTCCGACCATAGCTCTGCTTGACCTCAATTAATATTGACCTGCTCATTGTTTATGCTCCTATTAGAGTTTAAGTAGTTTTATTATCTTGGTTAACTCCCGCGCTTCTTTCCACAAATCAGAGCATTTAGCGTCAGTGTAGGCTGTTTTTCCCTGAATTTCTAGCTTAATGATCTGCGGAGTTATTAACGCTAGTTGAGTCTCTGCTGTTTTTAAATCCATAATACTATACTCCTACCAAAATTAGTTTGCGCTCTAAATACTCAAAACCTTTAAATGATATGTTTTCGCGGTTGCATATCCGCAATAACTCACTTGTGCGATCTTTTTGAGTTAGTCGTTTTAACATTTCTTTAGTGCCATATAAACACTCAAACTCTACTTGTATTTTGCCCAGTGTAATTGCTGATTCGCTCATTATACTACCTCCACTAAAGTGTTAATTACTGACTGCGGTACTTCCACTGCATCACAACCCTGCAACCACTTATTGATGTGCTTGGTGGTGGTTACGCTGTACTTGGTTGATGTACGCACCAATGCACCCGTATCAGTTCGTGCGGCTACTGGTGTCTCGTAGCTAAAAAATACCTGTACCTCGCCCAAGTCTAGCTCGGTCATGTTACTTCCTAATTGCTTAAGTTTCATCGTTATTACCTTTTGGTTTAGTTGGTTTAATAATGCCTACTGTATACCAATAGACACGATAAAACAAATTAACTAGTCCTATCAATTACCCTGAAAACGTGCGACACCTTGCGTCTGCTAGGCTTCTTTGCAGTCCAATCTTCAAGTATACCTTCGCGGATACAGGACACGTGACCCCTTACGTACACGTGAAACGTATCGTTTGGGTGCGTTAGTGCAAGTTCCTTGTGGACTCTGTTAAGTGTATACCCACAGTGGCTGTACTTATTCCAGTCTGGGTCATGTTCTTTACCAAAGCGATTCAAGCTAGCTTTGATTACCTCAAACGGTGTGCCTCTGCGATGTACTCGCTTACGACCTTCCCAAGTTTTAGCAAACTTCTCTACGTATCTTTTAACCTTACCTACGCTTGCATCAGTAGCTATACAAATAGCGACCAAGGCACAGAAATTATTGTCAGCGTAATGCCGCCCTAGTATGTTATCTAACTCAGCGTATGACCTACGAGTTTTCTTAGCCATGTTTAGTTACCTTTAGTTATTCAACGCAAACGCCAGTTACCTAGCATCTCCGGTGAATAACCGTTGATTGTTCTCTGGAGCTGTTTTAACCACACTGCGACCTTTCAGCCCGCCTTCTGGCTCCGTGTAACCTGCGAACAATCTTGGTTACTCTATCCTGATTCACTCCACTTTCACAACCTTGCATGCCGCGGCATCTAGGGGCTGTTACCGTTATCTGCTAGTGGTAACACTCAGGTCAAGACTGCGATATAAGCTCGGTGTTAAATTAATCAAAGCCCGCGGACTTTACTAACACTAGATATTGATCCCGCTTATACCTCTACCATTCTCAGACACGCTGTTTCTGTGTCGTCTTGATGGTCCCCATGATAGACCCTTGAGAGACTGATGCTTATCTATTTGCGACATAGATATATCTGGTTGCGACAATCTACAATCTTTTTTATCTACCTACATCTATAGCAATTTATTTGTGGCTACTTGTGGCTATCCTTGTGTACCTAGCATAAGGGTATGCTTGTGTCAACCTGTGTATTCATACAGTGCTGTAGGTATCCTCTGGCATACTCACACTCAATCCTTGTGGAATCTTATGCAATACCCGTGCCAACACGGTGGCCTGTGGATAACTTGTGGATAACTCAAGGATTCCTGTGGATAACTCTGGGATTTCTGTGGATAACTTGTGGAAAACCTGTGGAGAAATAAGGGCGGGGAGGGGGTCGCGTGTTACATTATATGCTGATGTTCCCTCCGGTATACAAAAAAGGGTGAAATTAGGATACATGTATAAGCCTTGTGAATACTTGTAAGTCCTTGAGATACATAAGGAAACACAAGGTGGCCCTTAAGTAGCCCTGAGCTATAAGAAAGGACACATTAATAGCTAAAAGTTATGACATGTGTGGGGAACTTTTGGCTAGACTCGCGGTCTAAAGGAAACTTAAGGATATATAGTAAATAAAGCTTGACTTTCAGTTAAAAGTATGCTATAATATCTAGTATAATAGAGAGTCAAAGGCAACCATGCGCCTTAAGTATACTTAAGAACACCTTTAAGTTTATTCTTTAAATAATAATTAAAGTATAATCCTAAAGAATACTTAAGTATACTTAAGATAACCAAAGGAGTAGACCTTGAGTAGTAAGGATTCAAAGGTTGGTCAGTCCGCGAAGCGGGTTGGGCGTCCTAAAAAGAACTCAGTAGCGTCAAAAACCAAGGGTAAACGCAATGCAGTAGGGCGACCCAAGGGAGATGCAGCGGTAATCAACGAATACAAGGCTAGAATGCTAGCATCCCCTAAGAGTAGGAAGGTGTTGGACGCGATACTTAACGCAGCCTTAGATGATGACCATAAGAATCAGGCAGCAGCTTGGAAGCTGTGCATGGATAGATTGTTACCCGTTAGTTACTTTGAAAAGGATAAGGCTAGTGGCGGTAAAAGTGCTATTAATATTTCCATTACTGGTGTCGGTGGCGAGACTACCGTCATAAGCGGTAATGAAGAACCCATTGAAGGGGAGTACACAGATGTATGATATAAATCAAGACCTAGATTATTTCACTAGAGAAGAGTTTGCCTGTCAGTACACAGGAGAGAACGAGATTAGTGATAGATTGTTATTGAAGTTAGATTTGTTACGTGCA